GGCGTTTCTCAATCTGTAGGAGCTGAGTTTATGGCTAAAGATAAGAAGGGACGGGTACGCAAGTATCAACGTGGGGATGTTGTAAGAGGTCTTGGACAGCAACCGCTGCCTATGGCGGAGCAAGGTCTTGGATCTATGCTCAGACCTAGAACTCCAATGGGAGGTCCGCCCAGAACTCCGCCTATGGGTTTCACGCCTCGTGGTAGTCTTCCGACTATAGGTGCATCTGAAGGCCGGTTTAGACGCCCTGGCACTCCAATGGATGAAGTTCGTGATAGACCTTTCGGTTTAACGGTTGAAGATGTTACTCAATCCAAGAAGGAAAGAGAAAGAAAAAAGAGGAAGAAGAAGAAATCCACAGGTGGCACCGTAAAATCATATCATTATGGTGGTAAGATTCGTGCTCGTGGTAAAGAAACGCGGGGCCGTCGTAAGGCTAAGATGATACGTATGAAGGGTTCCTGATGGATAATACAGTCAGGCAAAGGGTTAGTTATTCAGTGGAGCGAAGAATAAAAGCCTTCGTGAAACAGAATAAAGCTATGAAACAATCGTCTCAAAGTACATGCAGTGATCATGTTAACAGGGATATTGAGGATTGCTGCAAGAAAACAGCGAGGGAAAATTAATGCCTTCCGTAGGAAAAAAGAGATTTTCATACACTAGAGCCGGTAAGCTAGAGGCTAAAAAGTACGCCAAAAAGACCGGTAAGAAACTCAAGAAAAGGAAGAGTAGAACAGCTTAATGGCTACTTCAGGTACAACAGCATTTAATATGGATTTCGCGGAGATTGCCGAAGAAGCATGGGAACGTGCTGGCCGCGAAATGCGTTCGGGGTATGACCTAAGAACTGCTCGTAGATCTATGAATTTACTTACTCTGGAATGGCAGAATAGAGGTATAAATCTCTGGACGATAGATTCTGATACCGTAAGTCTTGTAACAGGTACTTCCCAATATACCTTACCTGCTGACACTATAGATTTATTGGAACAAGTTATACGTACTGATAGTGGTAGTACGACTAAACAATCTGATCTTAATATGAGCAGGATTAGTGTAAGTGATTATTCATCAATACCCAATAAATTAACACGCGGCAGACCTATACAGGTGTGGATAGAACGTCTTATTACTGCTCCTCGTATAAATGTATGGCCGGTACCTGATAGTAATGATTATACATTTGTATATTGGCGTATGAGGCGTATTGAAGACGCCGGGAGTGGTGTTGAAACAGCAGATATGAATTATCGTTTCCTACCTAGTTTAGTAGCAGGACTAGCTTATGGAATTGCTATGAAGGAACCGGAATTTGCTCCTAGACTTCAGATGTTGAAAGCTGAATATGAGGCCCAGTTTCAACTAGCAGCACAAGAAGATAGGGATAAAACTTCAGCGAGGTTTGTCCCTCGTGTTACCAGAATATAGATAATTGGAGTTTGATAAAATGAGATGGATTACCGATAGAATAATCGAACCAACTTCATGGCTTGCAGTTGGTGTCGGGGCATTAGTTCTTTGCGTAGCTGTACCGGAAGGTGCTTTTTATTTCTTGCTTGTAGCCGCCGCAACAGCCGCGGCAGGAATTATTATGAGGGAAAGAGGTTAAAGGTTTTGTTATATGGCTGAAAGGTTTGCATCTAGTAAAAATGCCATCGCGGAATGTGATATTTGTGGGTTCAGATATAAATTACATGAATTACGTAGTTTAATTCAGAAGGATAAAGTCACAAATATAATGGCATGTCCTACATGCTGGAACGAGGATCACCCGCAGAATAAATTAGGTATGTATCCTGTGGATGATCCTCAAGCCATACGAAACCCAAGACCGGATTTTGCAGGTTATGCACAAAGTAGAGCACAGATAATTGTTATCAATGCATCAGGGGGTATTAATCCCGCAGGTGAACAGGAAATATCCCCTATCATCAGTGCTGGAGTTATAGGTCAGGTTACAGTAACTACTTCTTAATAGTTTGGTCTGAATATGAACTATACTGATTTAAAGACAAATATAGCGGATGTTTGTGAAAATACATTCACAGATGCTCAGTTTGCTTTGTTTGCTGACCAAGCCGAACAGAATATTTACAACAGTGTGCAAATACCTGCTTTACGAAGGAATGTTACAGGTACGTTAACATCAGGTAATAAGTATTTAGCAGCACCTACGGATTTTTTATATACTTATAGTTTAGCAGTCTTGAATGGTAGTGGCGTTTATACATTCTTGCTAAATAAAGACGTTAACTTTATACGGGATGCGTATCCTAATCCTGTTACTACAGGATTTCCTGCACATTATGCGTATTTTGATGATACTAGCTTTATATTAGGCCCGACTCCGGATAGTGGATACACTTCTGAATTACATTATGGTTACTATCCTGAGTCTATTGTTACTGCGGGTACTACATGGCTAGGAGATGAATTTAGTTCCGCTTTATTGAACGGTTCTTTAATTGAAGCTATACGTTTTATGAAGGGTGAACCAGATGTAGTAGCCATATATGATAAGATGTATCTACAGTCTATAGGGTTACTTAAAAATCTTGGTGATGGTAAATTACGTGAAGATTCTTACCGCGCAGGACAATACAGACAAGCTGTAAGTTAGGAGCAAATTATGGCAATTACACAAGCGATGGCAACTTCTTTCAAAAAAGAACTTTTGGAAGCGGTGCATAATTTTAAATTAAGTGGTGGTGATACTTTCAAGATTGCCTTGTACACTTCCAGTGCGACTTTGAGTGCTGCTACAACGGCGTATAGTGCGACTAATGAAGTATCTGGAACAAATTACACTGCAGAGGGTAATACTCTTACCAGGATTGACCCGTCGAGCAGTGGCACTACTGGATTTACCGATTTTGCTGATACTACTTGGAGTAGTGCAACAATAACTGCACGGGGCGCGTTGATTTATAATAGTACTGATTCCAATAAAGCAGTTGCTGTGCTTGATTTTGGAGCTGATAAGTCATCCTCGGGTGGTGATTTCACTATTACATTCCCTGCAGCAGATGCGAGTAACGCGATTATTCGTCTTGCGTAGGTTGTAGTTGTGGCTGATCTTTCCGGTTGGGGCCGAGCAACTTGGGGTAGTGGGGCGTGGGGTCAAACAGGTACTGTAGTTGTTACAGGTGTTTCTGCTACAGGTGCTGTAGGTTCTGAAACTGCTACAGGGGCTGCAAATGTTTCTGTTACAGGTGTTTCTGCTACAGGCGCGTTAGGTTCTGAATCTGTAACTACATCCTTTAATGTAACTGTTACAGGGGTATCTTCTACTACTGCCCTTGGCTCAGTCACAGTCATAGCTACAGAAGGTAGTGGTGGTTGGAGTAGGGGTACTTGGGGTGAAGGTGCGTGGGGCGCAGTAGTTCCTGAAACTGTTACAGGAGTATCTTCCACTACTGCCCTTGGTTCAGTTACAGCCACTGGAATCGGAAATGTAACGCTTACAGGTGTTGCCAGTACAGTTACACTTGGTACAGTTATTGCCGGAGGGGGTTCAACAACCGCAGTAACAGGCGTTTCTGCTACAGTTGCATTAGGTTCTGAAACAGCCGCCGGAGGTGCAACAGTTGCAGTAACAGGCGTTTCTGCAACAGGTATATTAGGTTCTGTAACTTCGGGTGTTTCTGCAACAGGACAAATAGGGACTGTATCTTTAATTTTGGGTGTTAATTGGGTACCTACGGGTGTAAGCGCTACTGGAAGTGCAGGTAGCCCGTTAGTTTGGGGTGACGTAGATACTAGTCAGACTCCTGGTTGGCAGCTTGTTGTTGGATTTTAAATAAGTGTGTAGTAATATATTATAGCATCGTGACTGTGAGGAATTGTTCAAATGGCAACTACGTATACTACTCTCCTTAAACTAGCTAAACCTACCGCAGGAGAATTGGATGGGTCTTGGGGACCGGTAGTAAATGATAATATAACGTCCATGATAGAAGAGGCTATTGCTGGACGAAGCGTTATCAATAGTTGGTCTGGTAATTCGGCCACACTTTCAACAGCTAACGGTACTACCGCTGAATCCCGAGCAGCTATGCTCAGTCTGACTGATACGAATGACAATCTTGGTTCAAATGCAGCTACCGTTGTATGCCCAACTTTAACTAAAATATACATTGTGACGAACGCAGTTGGACAAAATGCTACCCTTAAAACAACTTCCGGTACAGGAATAGTCATACCTAATGGCACTACCATGTTACTGTTTTGTGATGGTACGAATGTAGTAGAAGCCATAAATAACGTCACAGGAACACTCACTGCTACTGCTATAACTGCTTCTGGTGTGATAACAGGGCTTACTGTTGAAGCCACTGGGGATACTTCTGCCGGTGATAATGCTGCCATAGGATATACCTCGGCTGAAGGTATTATTGTTACCGGACAAGGTTCAACCAACGATATAACCGTTAAAAACGATGCTGATGCTATTGTTATTGCAATTCCAACAGGTACTACGAACGTAGATATTGTCGGTACAGCAACAGCAGCTTCTTTTGAACCTGATGGTGACACTGCCGCTGGAGATAATGCTGCCATAGGGTATACCT